TAACTATAGCAGGAGATTTAACCGTAAATGGAGCTGTAGTTCTAAATTCAACAATTAGTGTTAGCGGAGCAAGTTTTCATCTTGATGCAAATTCTGAATTAAGACAATCTGTTGGTGGAGGTACTGGAAACACCGTGTTTGGTAAAAATGCTGGAGATGATTTTAGTGGAGATGATGCTGATTATAATACTTTATTTGGGGATGCAGCAGGAACAGCGATAACTACAGGTGATTATAATGTCTGTATAGGCTCTCAGGTAGGTAAATCTAATCAAACTGGAAGTCACCAGATTAATATAGGATATAAAGCTGGAGAGAATTACTTAGGTAGCCATCAAATAGCAATAGGAAGCTATGCTTTACAGGACGATACTACGGGAGAAGGTTGTGTTGCGGTAGGTTATAATACTTTAAAACAACAGAAAAGTTATAATACTACTGGTATTCCTTTTGCTAACACAGCTGTAGGTCATGAATCCTTAAGCAATCATAATAAAATTGGAAGTGATGCCTATGGTTATAATACTGCTTTAGGTTATTTATCAGGACACAATTTATCAAATGGTGAAAAAAATACTTTTGTAGGAGCTTATGCGGGAAACGGAGATGCAGTTGCTACTCAAACATATAGTCTCAATATTGGTATTGGGTATCACGCCCTATCTTCTGAACTTTCTTCAGGAGCATCGAATATAGCAATAGGTAATTACTCATTGTATAAATGCGGAAGTATTAGCAATAATATAGCAATAGGGAATTATTCTTTATATACTGCACAATCTTGGGGAGAAGATAATATAGCAATAGGCGAAGAAGCACTTTATAAAACTAATGCTCCTGACTCTCAATATAATATAGCTGTAGGGAAACAATCTCTTTATGAGCTTACTTCTGGCGCAAAAAATATATCATTTGGAAGAGATTCTGGAAAAGAATTGACTACTGGCGATGAAAATGTATTTATAGGTTATGAAGCTGGAAAAGGAGCAGCTGCAATAACTGGTAATAAAAATCTTATAATCGGTTCTGAAGCTGGGAAATATTTACGTGGAGCAGGAGCTAATAATGTATTTATAGGTTCCGAGGCTTGCGGATATGATACTTCTCCTAATAACAATGAGACTACTGATTCTGTTTATATAGGAAGGCAAGCTGGATATAAATCATATGATGGAGATTTTAATATAGGTATCGGGTCTGAGGTTTTAAAGAATGTTACAACTGGTGATGGCAATGTTGCAATAGGATATGCTACTTTAGCTGATGTTGCAAACGTAAGCAATAATGTTGCTGTTGGAAATGGAAGTTTAGGGAAATTAGCTTCAGGCTCTGGTTTTAATACTGCAATCGGACCAGGAAGTGCTGCATATACCACGAGTGGACAATACAATGTGTATGTAGGTGATAATGGTGACTATTGTGGAGGAAATGACAATATTTTGATTGGTCGAAACGCTGGACAAGGCAATAGTGGTAATCCTATTGCTGGAGAGAATAATATACTCATAGGATATAAAACTGGTTATGATTTAGAAGGAGCAGATTGCGACTTCAATATTTTAATGGGTTATGGTGCTTCACAAAATCTTAAAACAGGTGCAAATAATATAACACTAGGAGCTGGCGCTATGACTGACGCAGATGGGTCAGAATCTTATAATATAGCTATAGGTAGCAATGCTTTACATGAGCTTAATAGTAGTGAGGATAATTATTTGATTGCTATTGGTAATTCTGCTGGATACAATAATTTATCAGGAAAATATAATTTTTTTGCAGGCCATGATTCTGGTCGAGGCAATCCAAGTAGTAAACTTACAGGCAATAATAATACTTGTGTAGGTTATAAATCAGGATATTCATTGCAAGGAGCTGGAGCTCGTAATACTTTGGTAGGAGCACAAGTTGGTGATAATATAACTACAGGAACTAATAATATTATGCTTGGATTTCATATAAGCGCATCAGCTGCAGATGTTACACATGAAATTGTTATAGGTGCAGGAGTTGATACTTCAAATGATTTTGATGGAGCTGGAACAGAAACAGTTAGAATAGGAAGAGCAAGTGATTATATAACTTGTGATTTTGGAGAAAATGCTGCATGGGCTCATTCATCAGATGTTAGAATTAAAAAAGATATAAAGGATAATGAGTTAGGTCTTGATTTTATTAATGATTTAAGAACAGTAAATTATAAAAAGAAAGCTCCAAGTGAGTATCCTAAAGAATTTAAAGGATATGACCCAAATGAAATTGAAAGAAAAAATCCAAATAGGATTCATTATGGTTTTATAGCTCAAGAAGTTAAAGAGGCTATGGATAAAGCTGGTCATTCGGAGTTTCCTATGTGGAATGAAAATGAAGATGGTATGCAAGAATTATCAGAAGCAGAGTTAATAGCTCCTCTTGTAAAAGCAGTACAAGAATTGTCAAAAAAGGTCGAAGAACTAGAAAAAAATTGATATAAATAATAATAAGGAATGTAAGATGGAAAATATAGATGAAAAAATAGAGAACTTAAAAAGCCAACAAGAACATGCTAAAGAATTGTTCATTAAATGTCAAGGCGCTATAGAGTTTCTTGAAGGATTAAAAAAAGAAGAAACTGAGAAGGAAAATAAAAGTTCTAAAAAATAAACATGGAAAGAGTATCTATTAAAATGGAAGATTACGTTAAAGGTGTATTAGGTGATTATGCTTATTTAATAATAGGAGGTTCGCTTTTATTTATATTTAAATCAACTATTGAATCTGCTGTAGAAGGATTAAAAATATTTCTTGGTAATGATTTGAATACTGATGATGTAATCCATTTTGATGGTAAACCTGCTCGTGTTGTGCGTGTAGGTATTTGGAAAACTATACTATTTGTATACTCAGTAGGATGCGCTAATGGTAAACCTTATATTAAAGGTGGTAATAAGGTGGCTATACAAAATGGCGAATTAAAGAGTCATATAATAGAAAAACCATTACCTATGTTAGACTTGTCTAAATGGGATGATTGTGAGGATGAAAAATGAAGGACACATTAAGAGTTTTATCTGCATACCCTGAAATAGGTATGGGTACTAGTTTTTTCTCAACATTAATAGGCTTTTTAAAGGTTTTAAACCCTATTCTAACGTTTGTATCATTATCGATTGGAATAATAGTTGGATTAATGACCTTATATGCTAAAATTAAAGGTTGATTATGAGTGCAGCTTTATCATTTTTAGCTGGCTTTATACTTGTCTTTGGAATAGGCTTGGTGATGTATTGTAAAGTTATGTTAGAGATAGATGAAATGCTTGATGATAGCCTTGAAGAAGATAAAGAGAAATGGGAATAGATAATATGTGGAAAAAAGAGTTTGAATTAGAGTTATTAGATATTAAACTAAGATTATCAAAGCTTGAAAAGAATTCACATCCAAAAAGAGATTTTATAACATGTGTTTGTTGTAAGAAAAAGATAAAAGAGAAAAAGGAGAAATAATGGGTTCATTATTAGGAGTAGTAGCTACTAAATTATTAAGTGAAAAAGTCTTAATTGCTATTTTATTAAAAGTTGCTGAATGGCTTGTTAGTAGAAGTAGTAACGATTTAGACGATAAAATATTAGCTGAGGTTAAAAAATCGTTATCATAATGAAAAAAGAACTTCCAAATCGACTTATCCTTGTAGAGGATTTAGTGGATAAAGTTAAAGGAAGGTTGCTTGATAGACTTGTTAAAAATCAAGTTAAAATCTTTAAGGATAATCCACGTATATGTCCATCTTGCGGCTTGACTGATATAGTTGGCATAGAGATTATGGGAGCAAAAGAAGGAATACTATTATGGGAATGCGAAGATTGCTATGAGATGTTTTTAAGATATGAAGCTAATGAAACAGAAATAGAGCTTCAAGGAGCAAAGCATTGTTGGACCGTACCTAGTTCTTGGGGTCGCGTTCCTAAAAAAGAATATAACTAGGAGTTTTTTGAATGAAGAAGAAAAAAGGTGGAGTGCTAAAGCGTGCTTTAGTAACTCCAGATAAGCATGCACCTATACATGATAAAGCTGCTATCAATGTTGTATGCAAAGCAATAGAACTGGTCAAACCTGATATATATGTCGATTTAGGTGACCTAGGAGAGTTCTCAAGTGTTTCTCACTGGCAGTGGAAAAGAAAAAAGAAACCACCTTTGGAATATATAATGCCAAAGGTAGATAAAGACATAGAAGGTGTAAATGAGTTACTTGATATAATAGATAAATCTTTGGATAAAGTAGGTTGTAAAGAAAGACACATTTGTGCAGGGAATCATGATGAATGGTTAGATAGATTCGTAGAAGAGCATCCTTATCTAAACTATCGCTTTAAAGACGTATGTCGTTTTAAAGAGCGAGGATACAAATATCACCCACCTGGGAAGTATCTAAAAATAGGAAAGCTCTATTTTTATCACGGGCATCACTTTGGTGGTCAATACCACACAGCGAATCATCTAAGGAAACTAGGTGCCAATATAATGTATGGTCATCATCATTCCCTGCAACAAGATAGTGTGACATACATGGATGGACCTAAGTCTGCTTGGTCGCTAGGATGTTTAAAAGATATGAGTGCAGAGAAAAATCAATGGTTAGGTGGAAGACAACATAAATGGGCTCATGCATTTGCAATAGTAGATTACTACAGAGGTGGTAGGTTTACAGTAGATATAGTTCAAATAATAGACGGAAGGACAACAGTATGGGGAGAGTTGCTAGATGGGAACAAGTAATTATAGTTCCTAATGATTATTGGACAAGTTCACATAAAACAGAATCTTATATAAAGAAGGAGAATAATGCCAAGAAGTTTAAAAGAAATAAAGAAATTTAATGTTGGTACAATTACAGGTTTATCTGAAAGTGATATACCTGAAGATTCGCCTGCGTTTTCTTTAAATATTGATTCAAATAAAGAAGCTGGAATTTTAGATGCTATTAATACTGATAAGATAGTAGCTGCTGTTGGTGCTAGTTTATGTAGATTTCAAGAAAATGTAAGCTGGAATTCAGAAGAGCTTAATACCGTAGATTCTGCAACATCTAATTTAAGCAGAGTTAGAATATCTAATGTATCTATATTTAAAAATAAAAATGAAGGAACTTTGAAATTTGTAGGTACAAAAGGAAGAGAAGAGAATCTTCAAGCTTTTAATATAGAGCCATTCCTTGAAAGGGTTTCTTTACAAACATTTCAACCAGCGGCTACAATAGGAGTTAATGATACTTTCATTCCGTTTGCAACTGATAGTTCTGAGATGTCAGGGAGTACTGGTGCTTTTAATGATATATCTGGAGTAAAGGCAGGGGATTACTTATCTTTTTCAGAATCTGGTACAAATTTCTACGGAAGACAAAATAGTGAAATACTTCAAGTAACTAGTGTTAATGTTGTTGAAAATAGGATATATATTAAAAGAAAATGCTTTGGCACTTTATCTCAAGAATTAAACTCTTCTAAAGAATATGAATTTTATTTAAATAGAATTACAATAGGTGATTCTCAAAGCCGAACATTAGCAGGTACTTGTTTTATTGGTGGATGGAGTAGATATTCTGGAAATCATATTAATGGTAATTCTTCTTATATTTCTAAGTTTGATACAACAAATTCAAGATATGCGGGTAGAATTGATACTTCAGCTGCAAGTAGGACTGTCAATTATTCTGGAAAAACTATAACTTTTAATAATATGGCAGAAGCAAATGATTCACCTTCTCATTTAAGATTTTATGAAGGAGATATTATAACTGTATATGAAAATGCATCTACAAATAATAATGGATATAGAGGTAAAATAATAAAAAAAGAAGGTAGTACAAATGTAACCCTAACATTAGATACTGCTTTACCTGAAAATGAAGATGAATCAAGCAACATAGTTTATTTAGAAGCTAATTTATTAAAAAATCATACATTTCAACATGCTCAAAGCAATGGAACGCAAAGTCCAGGAGCATCTAATCAGTACAAAGTAAATGATTGGTTGCATAAAGCTTGTTCATGGGGAGCTTCTGGTAGCCCTAGTGGAGGAGACCCAGAAAGAACATTTAATGTATACGCAAATCAAACTAGTAATAAGGTATCTGTAGTAAGCTCAGGAGGATATTGGGATGAAGCTCAACCAAGAGAGTCTAATTTAGGTTCTGAACTAGCTGTAAATGGAGATATGGAAACATTTCCAACACTAGGTACAACTAATGATACTTTTACAGATGATTCTGCTCAAGGTGACCAACAAATAGTTATGGTTACAAGTAGTGATGAAGCTAATAATGGTAGTAAGAGTGCAAAATGTACACTTGATGGAGATACTACAGGTTGGGTTAGTTACAATAGAGATGATTATGTAGTAGGTAAGACTTATAAAGCTGAAGTATATATGAGAAAAGGCAGTGGTCAGGCATTCACTTCTTTCCAAATGTTTGCTGCTAATGCTTTAAGAACTGAAACATTATCTGGAGAAATACTAACCCCAACAGAAACATTCAAAAAAGCTTCTATTATTTTTAGAGCTACTCATACAACTATGATGATAAATATGAAATTTATCGGAACTGATGGTCATTTCAGCTATATAGATGATTTTAGTATAAAGGAATATGGAGATGCATCTGCTTTATATTACCCTTTTGAATCTAATGATAAATACTTGAGAATAACTTCTGAGTACAAAAAGACAACACTTTATTTAGAAAATGATATTTCAACAACTTCAACTTATTTAGATATTAAATTTGTTGGAACTGCTGCTAATAAGAATGCACCAGAAATATTAGCTAAAGGAGATATAATAAGCCTTGAATCAAGCACATTTGATGCCAATACTGAATATATGAGAGTTGTATCAATAGAAGATAATGTTGTTAGAGTTGTTAGAAAAACTTTTGGAACTAGTCCTGTGGCAATATCAGCTAGTCTTAGTGCTAGGATATATAAAAATAGAAATCACCATATAACTCAAGATGTTGAGTCAAAATATTTAAAAGCTGGACAAAGATATAAATTAACGTTTTATGCAAAAACTTCAGATGCAAATTCTTCTGGAGCTATAGCATTAAATATTAATGGTGGTTATTTTTCTTCAGATGGAAAATGGACACCTAAAAGCGTCAATAAACAAGAAGGATATATTAGCAGAAAGAATGACGTATCGGCTTCTGAAACTAGATGGATTCCATTTGTATCACTAGAAAAGCCAGATGGAGATACTATTATTAATGATAATGGATTAGATAGTTATTGGAGAAAATTCTGTCTTTATTTTGAATTACCTAAAGACAAATTATATACAGATTTAAAATTAGAAGTGGCTAGTAGGGGAAAAGAAGGCACTTCAATAGATTTAGACTTGTTTAATTTATGTGAAGATACTCCTGTCTATGCATATAGAGAAGGTTTAGATAAATTAAGTTCAATAGGAAAAATAGATAATAAAGGGAATAAAGATATTATTGCTTATAATTCAATAACAAATAAATTACTAGCATTAAAATCTTTTTCTATTGATAGAGACCCTTATTCTCAGAATAGAGAAGATTTTATAGAACATTCTCCTTTTGCAACTAAAGAATTAAATGTATCTAAAAATAGTTTACCAATGATTCCTAATAATAGGGAACTTCATGTTGGATTTGGAGGTAATGAATCTAGCACATCTCCTCAATGGATTGGATATACAAATAGGAAAATATTTGGAAGAGACTTAACAAATGTATTATATCAAGATGAAGATACAGTCCATACCTATGATAAAATAACAGCAAACTCACTAAGTAAAGTTTGTGTAGCTGGGGAACATGAATATGTAAAAGCATATTGGAATAATTCTGGTGGAACAATTACTAATAATGCCGTTGGAACTGATGATTTAACAGATAATACTTTAAGGATTCACCATACAGCACATTCTATGGAAATAGGAAATAATATTATTATAAGAAAATGGGGAGATACTCCCAATGAATGGGATGGTTCAGGTTTATGGATAGTTAAACTTATAGCGACTGATTATTTTGATTGTATAAGATATACTACTAAAGACCCTGACCCAGCAGAAGAAGGAATTATAGGAACTTCTAGTACTTCTTATAGTGCTCCTAATGTTACTGTGAATTGTGATGCAAGTCATAATTTATTAACAGGAGATAATGTTCTTATATTTGGAGGAACAGCTGATGCAGATGTAAATACTACTCATAGTGTAACCGTAACAGATGCTGATACATACACTTTTTCTGATGCTGATTCATCAAGTATAGGGAATGATACTAACGTAGTAACTGTTAAAGAATTTAGAATAAACTATAGACCTTATCATTATTATGGATGTAAGGTTGGAGAGCCTTATATCTATAGAATATGGCCTGAAACTAGGATTGATGAATCTTTAGCTGTAGATAATGAATTTCCAGCTGGATTAATAGAAAGAAGTCAACCTTTAAGTATTAGATTAAACTCTATTTGTACTTATTATGCTAAGGAATCTACAGACAATACCCCAGCTTTAAATGGTGGTAGAATATATGCATTAGGAGCTTATGGTACAAATTCAGGTGTTAATGAAGTTCTTGTAGTAGATGTTCAATTAAAATTTAATGAATGGAAGAAATTTACATTACCAGAATATGGTCCATCTACTTTAGCTTTCAAAGCTTATAAATGGAGTAATGAAAGAACAGATGGGGATATAGAACTAAATAAAGGTGTATTTGGTGGTACTGCAGATGAGAGTACCCCCTCTATTAGATATGCGGGAACACCAACTGATATAATTGAAACAAAAGGAACTAAAGAAACTTTTGATAGCGATGTTGTTGAAGGTCAATGGCATGTAAATACTCCTTATGATTTTGATACTAGATTATGGGTTTTATGTAGTCCTGAAGGTGATAATAAATTTTCAGATGGAGATAGGTTTCTATTTTGTGGTCTTACTACTGAAGAAAACACAGCAGGAGGATATAGTATATATTTAGGCGACAGAACTCCTCCTACAACTTCTATTGTTAGTGACGAGTTTGATACAGGCAGAGGGAGTGAAGAATTTTTAGAAGGTGGGCCTGGGGCATCTCCGTGGTGGGATAATCCTTTATGGAACAGATATGCGGTTAGCGATTGGGAAGTTGGAGAAGAATATTTCGATGAGGATGGCAATCTTATTCCACCATCTACAATTACTTATGAAAAATGGAAAGGAAAATATGGACCTACTGAGCTTGATGCAAAAGATATAGCAGACGCAGAAGCTACAGTCTGGGGTAGTTTGGAATTTGGAAGTGGAACTCAACTTGATTTAGAAAGCATGTTAAATCTTGGCGCTAATATTGGTTGGGATTGCGGACTATCGTCTGCAAGTGGCGATTTTTCAGCTATAGAGGGAGATAGAGTTGCTTTAGAAATACCTAGATTTGGTTTATTTGCTATGGCTGATAATGATGGTGATGGAGTAATTGATGGTACTGGAATACCCGTATGCAACAAGACAAGTCTTCCTAGTCAAATAACTACTGGAGGGACAGCTAAATGGATGGGTCCATATGGAGAAAAACATAGAAGGGTAACATCTCATTGTGTTGGCGTTATAGGAGGTTCTAATAAATCTTGGTGGAGAAGTTGGGGTAGAATATGTAAAGTTCCAGATGATGGAGAATATCATCCAGGCAATACTAATAAAATAGCTAATTGGGGAGTATCTCCAGAAAATATTGAAAGTGGTGGTTGGAGTATGGATGCTCCTGAAAAAATAAATATGGATAAATTTATAGCCGTATGTCCAGATATACATTTTGGAGATATGCCTATGCCTCATAGCTTTGAAATAAATAATACTGGGAATGTACCTAGAAATTATACTGATACTGGCACAGGAAACTATACAAAGGTAAAATTAAAAGCAACTCATTCTGAGCTTGGAATTAGTCAAGATACATCTTCATTACAAGCTGGAGACCCAATCTTTATAGCAGATTCATCTACACAAGCAGACCAATCTAATGCTAAGTATGGTAGTACTTATATAGTTAGAATATTATCTAATGATGAAATTCTTGTTCCAAGAGCTTTTGATGCAGATATAAATGATAAAATATTCTATGTTATGACTCCATATCTAAGAACAGTTAGTATGGTTTCTGCTTCAAGTGTTTATGGAACGAGAGGATGTTTGCCTGAGTTTGCTGGAGTAACTGGTTTTGATGGAGCTGGTGACCAGCATTATCATTGGGCTCACGATTTAAACGACCCTGCTAATGGAAATTGCTTTTGGGATAGAAAAACAATAGCTAATGGAAATGATTTTTTATTAATGGGTCACGAAGAGAAAAAAGGTAAAGTAACTTATCCAGGCAATTTTGCAAAAACATTTTATCAGACTCCAACTAGATGGGGTAGCGATGGAACTGGTAATTACAAAACAATACTTCCAGGAAGTATATTCAAATTATCAAGATTGAACTATAAAGCTGGTGTAATGATGAGACCTTTTGATATATCTGACAATACATTTCAAGATTTAGTTATTGGTAATGGAGTTAGCGTTGATATGCCTTGTTTTCCAGATGCAGTTCATAGATGGAAAGATGGAAGCAAAATACACTCTTCTATAGGAGATACAAGTGAAGATAATAAATTTTCAAGTAAATTATTTATAGCTTCTGATGTAGATGATGAAAGTTCAAAGCTATATATTATAGACCTTGATTTTCAATACCCTGGAGAAGGTTATTCAATGCCTTTAAGTTCAAGAACTTCTACTTTAGCAGAGGATTTAAATAATGGATTTCCAGAAGATGTTATGTTGGCTGGAACTATAAATGATTATACTCTAAATGAATATAATACTGGAGCAACTACTGATTACCCTTCAAGAGATATACACCCTTCTGTAATTATACCTGGAAGACAAGAACTTCAGGGGGATATAATGACAAGTTCAGATACAGACAGATGGAACTTAATTACTGCAGTATCATCTCATTGGAGAGATAAAAATGCGTTTACAGGTTTATGTATATCTATAATGGGGCAAAAAGGAACAATTCAAACAAGGCAAATAGTTTATAGCAATAGTCATCAAGCTGGAGGCTCTCCTGCTGCAACTGATGAAATTCAATTATTTTTACATGCTCCTCTTGGGAATGATGTTAGACAAAATAGCGAATATTGGATATGGTCTCCAGAACAAGTATGCACATCACCTGTTAGATTGTACAAACAAAAAGCATTACCTCACGGGTTAACACATCCTGATAGTACAACTAGCGCAAATGCTTTAGCTTGCAAATATGGTCCTTTTGGTACAATACCTGCTTATAGAGACAAGGAAGCTGCTAGACAAAGCAACTTAATAACATCAATGTCTGAGTCTGGTTATGTTGCTACTATAACATGTTTAAGGCCACATGGATTATCAACAAATGATGAGGTTGAAATAGTATCTAAATCTTCAGGGAGTATTAATTATGAAGATTATAATTATCCTCAATCAGATTCATCTTACAATGGTATTTATAAAATAACTGTAACTGGAGCAAAGACATTTACATATACTCTTAATCCTGCATTAACATATACAAGTCCAAGTGTTAGTGGGGATTTTAATGCAGTAGCTGGGTGGAATGCACATGATTCATCAACCTCTGCAAGTAATCCTTTAAAAATAAGCTCAACTACGCCTATAATTAAATCTATGTTTGGAGGATTAAATTTAAGGGCATTAAGGCATTATTCAGCACAAACAGCTGACCCTGCGATTGATGCTGGAGAAGGCGGTACTGGGGAAGCTAGAGTTGTTACTACAGCTGCTCATTTATTAGGAGATGGAGAACAAGTAACAATAGATGGCACTAGCTCAATTTATGATTCGACTTACTATACAAAAGATTCTACAGGTAGTCAATTTGATATAATGAGCACTGAGTCATCTGATGATGATGGTGATAGTGTAAAAATATATACAAATAAATGGGAATTACTTGTTGCAGAGACAACAGGAGATGGAAGAATCGGAATGGTATCAGCTGGAACTACAAGTTGGGATAAAGGAAATAGAGACGATAATATGATACGTTATGACTTCTTAACTGCTGATGAAGAAGATATATATTTGCAAGTTATAGAAGATAATTTAAATGCAGAGCCAGATTCAGTTGCAAATCAAGATGGCGACTATTTTATGGCTAATAATGAATATACATATAAAGTTTCATTTATATATGATGGGTATCAAGAAGGTCCTATAAGCTTAACTCAATGGAATTTTAAAAGTCAAAACTCATATTCAAGACTTAATCTTGTTATTAAATTATTGCAACATAGTTATAGGCTGAGCCATGTATGTGTATATAGAAGAGATTTTTCTGCTGATTCATTTAAGCTTGTTCAAGAAATTTCAACAAAATCTGGTTGGGTAAGAGACGGGGAAATTTATTCAAGAGCAATATCAGATGATGGGAGTCTTGGTGCTACTTATGAATCAAGAACATTAATGCCTGAGACATTAGATACAGTTAAAATAAAATACGGATTATCAGCAGAAATTGATGGATATTTATTTGTAGGAGATGTTTATCATAGTAGGGTTGACAATGCATCTAATCAAATATTTAGGTCAATGCCAGGACAGTTTAGCTTGTTTAATTATATATACGATTATCAAGTATTAAAATCTAGACCAACTGCTTTAGCTAATTTTAATGGAAGATTATATGCTTTTGATAAGTCTAATATTTATAAAATAAATCCTCAAAGTTTAAGTATAGAAGACATATTTGAAGGAATTGGATGTTTATCATCTGATAGTTTTACAGTAACTGAATTTGGTATGTTTTTCGCAGATAAGAATGGAGCTTATTTCCACAATGGTCAAACTCCAATAAAAATATCTGAGCAAATATATCAAAGTGGAGATTTGGATAATGATTTCTATGCTAATTTCCCTAATTCAACAGACAATATTAGAGATTTTTCATGGTTAAATATAATGAACCAACCTAATCAAAGCTTGTATATCATTTATGATGCAAAATCTCATAGTGTTTTATTCTTTTTCGATTTTATTACAAAGAAAACTACAGAGTCTGTTGGAGTTGTATATGAGCAAACTTTAAAAAGAACTTATGCTTGGTCATATAATGTATCTAGAAAAAGATGGGATTTATGGGAGGTTTGTTCTGGTTCTTTAATTGGTAAACCATTCTTAGAGAAGAATGGAAAAGTATGTATAACTATTGATGATACTATACATGAATATAGAGGAGGCTCTTCAAAAAGAGATTATACTTGGGTTAGTAAAAAACTTACAATGGGAGAAGATTCTATAATTAAAGTATTTAATAAAATTAAACTGAATGGAATAACAGAAGACTTAAATAAAGGCGGGAATTATATAGAGAGTGCTAATAGATTGTTGCTATTAACAAGTGAAGGTATTCCAACTTCTACATATTCTACACCATCACTTAGTTCTTCTTATCAATCAGATTATAAATTAAGTGGAACAAAGAAAGGTAATTGGCTTCAAATTAAGCTTGATAGTATGACAGAACCTTTAGATTCTATAGGTATAGTATATAGAAGAAAGAGCACTAAGTAAGATGCCTTCTAATATAAAACTTGTAAACAAGATTACTTCATTCAAAGATGTTCAAACCTCTTTAAATGAGTTAGAGAAAATTTTAAGAAACTTTGAAAAAGTTATACTAACTCCAGCTGAGCTTGATGTCTTTGATAGAGAGGGAAAAACAGGTGAAACAAGAACGACTAAAAATATAGATGGTACTTATTCTATACAATCTAGAACTAACAAAGGATGGGATTTTCCTTCATTAAAGCCTCATTATGATAGTGGTTGGACATCTGTAGCTAGTAATAATAATTATACCTTTAAGCACTATTTAGGCTCTAAATTCATACTTTTACAAGTATATCTTAAAGATAGTAGTAATAATATATTTCTTATTGGAGCTGATAGTTACCAGTATTCAGGAGGCGATTATGAATCTGGTATATCTATTTTCATGAGAAGTGATAGTGAAATAAATATAGGTACTGGAAATGATGCAATCTTTATACATGACAATACAGAATTAGGTAATAATCCAAGTTCTAATAAAATTACTGCTGGAGATTTAAGAATATTAGCTTGGAAAGTAGGAATCAGTAATTAAATACTTGGATAAATTAATAAAGGAGTGTAAATTATACTAATGATTTTAAACGATATATTTATATTAGACATGTCCATTATTCCTGTGGTTGGGGGTTTTGTAGGGGAAATTCTTAAAGCTGCAATCCCTTCTTTATTAGGAAGTCTTTTTGGCTCAGAAGCTGGAGAAGAAGCTGCATCTGGGTATAATCCACAAATGGTAGATATGAACCTAATTAAAGGTTATATGGCTCCTACTCGTAATCTTGTTGGCGAACAATTAGGATTAAGTAGACAATTAATGGACCCTGGTTCTGCTGTCAATCTATCGATGAGAAATCTTTTATCTCAGAATGCTCAGCAACAAGGTCAAAATGTTGCTTCTAATGTAGGTAGGTTAGCGGCAATGAGAGGTATATCTCCTGGACAAGCTTCTATGCAGATGAATACAGCTGCAAATAATGCTATGGGTGGTGTTAATAACGCTTGGAGAAACATGATGCAAGAAAGATATGGACAAGGATTAGGTATTTTAGGTAATATGACAAATATATCTAAAGGATTAGATGAAAATATAGCTAATGCTTATGTATCAAATATTAATTCAGCTAATCAAGCTATGGCTGCTCAAACTGAAGCTAAGGTATCAGGAGCTCTTGGTGGAATGCAATTAGGTCAGAGTCTATTTGATACTGTGGATTTAGGGGGAACTGAAGCGTGGTGGAACCCATTTTCTTGGGGAACAGGTCAAAACTTTTTTGGGAAAAAATAATGGCAATTAATTATCAACAATTACAATCATATCGTCCTAACCTAAACATAGGTTCAGCGCTTGCTAATATGGCATCTAATATGCCTGACCCAATGGACAATATACAATCTTCTTTACAATCAACTATTCAAAAAAAATTACAGCCTTTAATAGCATTATATGGAACAAGTTTAAATGAATGGGGAAATCAAACTGTAACTCCTCCTAACGCTTTTGATGCTTACAATGAATGGAAATCAAATTTAAGTAAAAGAGAATTAGAACTTGCACAAAAAAATGGTATTAATGCATTAACATTTAAACAATTATTTGATGGTCAGCAATCTTTAATTTTAGACGCTCTTGGCAAAAAAATGAAGACATATCAATTATCAACTAATGCAGATGATAGTGATATGAGAGGTTTATTATCTGGAAACAGTCAATTAAGAGGCTATTTAAATGCTAATATAGTAGACCCTGATGTAAATAATTGGTTAACACCTCAAAAGAATTGGGCGCAATCACTAGGCGGTGTTGTAAAAGCAGCATTACCAGGGTATATTGCGACAGGAGAGATGGATACTGGTCCTGAAGCTTTAAGTAAAATAGCTGGATATGCTGCTACTGGATATGCTGCTACGAAATATGGACCAGGATTAGTTTCTAAGGGTAAGAATTTCTTTGGCATAAAAGGTGCTAAAGAAGCTGTAAAAGGAGCTTCTGATATTGTATCAAAAACTACTGCTAAAGCTGGAGAACAACTTACTTTAGATTTTGGAGGAAAACCAACTAGGAATGAAATATTGAAGCGTTTATCTTCTAAATTAGGTAAAAGTAAGGCTTTAAGTATACTTAAAAAATTACCTAAAAACCCTTATCTTATTTTAGCATCATTAGTTGGAATGGGATTATACAACTTAGTTAAAAGTAAAGATACTTATCAATCATCAGTTGCAAAAAATGTAGCTCAAACTGCTGATTTATCTAATCCTACAGAATCGTTCAATAAACAAATGGCGGCATATAAAGCAAAATACGGCCTATAGGAGTTTAAATGGCTCAACAACAACAACTCGTTGAACAACCTCAGGAACAACAATGGGTTCCCCAATTTAATCGAGAACAAACTCGTAATTACATAAAACTATATAATAAGACTCCAGGAAGGTTTAATGAGGAGTTATTAAATAGAATTAGGCAACATGCTCAATATCATAATGTTCCTTTTTATGAAGGGGATTTTTCTTTATTAGAGGCCGTTAAACAAGCTGGTGCAGGATTTGTAGAAGGTTTTACAACTCTTCATATAGCTGACCATCCAGATAATGAATGGGAAGCAGTATTTAGAAGTGCTGGTCATTTAGCTGGATTTGCTCCAGGAATAATGTCTGCTCCTCTACGTAAAATAGGAGTACTTGCTGGTTCTAAAACATTAGCAGAAGCTTCTAGGATGCTTCAAGGTGCTAAAGGTCTTCCATTATTAGCTGCTACAAAAATTACTAAAAGAGCTAAACCATATGCTACTGCTATTAGAGATTCATCAACGATGAAAAGAGCAGCTGAAACAAATTCAGTATTAAAATATTTAAGAGGCAAGGAAGCTTCAGATATAATAGAAGGAGCATTTAATCTTGGTACTGCTAGTGCAATATCTACTTGGCAACAAGGAGTAGATGGAATGATAGATGGCTTTTTTAGTGGAGCTGTTGCAGGTGGAGTATTTAAAGGTATTGGTAATAGAATTGCCATGAAAGACCCTAAAGCAGAGATGTATGCAAGAGGGTTAGCAGGTTCCTTGTTTATGGGTCTACCAGCTACTATTCGTGGTGCAACTATGCCTGAACAGATATATGAATATTTAATGGGAGCTTACTTTGGAGGTTCTGAAAAGTCTTGGAAACAAGTAGAAAGTGTTAAATTTTTACAAAAAGGTATTAAAAAATTAGATAAAGACCCTGAATGGGGTAAAAGATTTGACCCTTCTGAAGTAGAGGGATTTTATAAGCTAGAACCACAGGTTCAAGAGTTAACAAAAACTAAATATGAACAATATGCTAAGCAGAGAGTAGACCAAGCAGGAGCAGGAGCATATGCTATTCTTGAAGAATTTGGTCAATTGGATAGAATTCCAGGAGAAACTCCTTCAAAGAAACTGAAGAACTTAGGGCAACAAGTAATTAATGCTAGAGCTGACAGAGAGTTAGATATAAAAGCTACTACTAAGAAAGCTCTTGAAAAATCTATTGGTAAAAAAGGTTTATTCGTGGTATCCCCAGGTAAATCTGAAATGCAAAGCTATATTGAAAGCCTTGCCTCTAAAAAAGGTATATCTGTTGTTAAAATGATGCAACCAGAAGATAAACCTTCTGTTAAAACAAGGCCAAATGTATATGAAATTATTCTTAATAAAAAGGATGTAAAGACTGGTGATAGAATACTTAGAAAAGCTATTAGAAATGTTAAACAAATAGAAATAAATACAACAGGGCAAACTACTTTAGATGAAGGTAAGTTTACAGATTATATATTTAACGCTTTAAATAGAGATGCTAGAAGTGTTTTTAGGTCTGACTCTGTTATAGCTATAGACAATCTCAATATGAATACTATGAAAACTACTAAAGGTATTTCTAGATTACCTGTTCAGATGGGAGTGGATTTAAAAAAACCTACTTATCTTTATGACAAGTCTTTTCAAAGATGGTTTAAATATGACACTAAAACTGAAGCGTTTAAACCCCTTGAGGTTGGAGAAACTCCAGAGTTAACAACAGCTCCTTCTTTTTTCGGTAGAAAGACATTAGAAGGGAATGAAAAATTAGCTATAAAATCATTATTTGATACAAAAGAATTTAAATTTAAATCAGAAAAACTAAAACCAAATAAAGAAAAGTTATTAGAAGAGACTGAAGAAAAGAGACTATCACAAGAAAAAGCTGAAAATGAGCTAGATACAAGTGAAAGAACATCAGGATTAGAGGGTAGTAGTATATCAGCACAAGTTGAATCAAAACTAAGACCTCATTCTAAGGAATTTAAATCTTTAGATGGAAAGGAATTAAAGTTAGAAGGCAGGGAATTAGATAATAAACTATTAGACGTTGAAACTTCTATTGTTAAAAATGCTTTAAATTATATAACTGGCACCAAGCAAACTAAGTCAAGAGAGCTTATTAGAGATATTGAAGATGAAGTTGATATGCAACTTCCAAATTCTTTTAAATTGCAAATTAGAAAATATTTAGCTGGGTTAAATCAAAATAGACCTAAAAGATTCTTAAAAGTTTCTGATTCAGAAATAGATATAATTTCATTAGAATCCCCTTATACATATGGCAATGAAGTAAGAAATCAAAAACAACCTCCTACTGCTATAGAGGAATATTATGTAGAAAAAACAAAAAAGCCCTCTAAAGAGCCTGTTTTGATTGAATTAGATGCATTAACACATAAAGAAGTAGATTATAAAATATCTAACTTTGATTATGTTGCAGCAAAGGTTGAAGCAGCTCAAATACAAGAGCGATTTGGTTTAATGCGAGGTGAATTTTCAGAAATCATGGAACAAAAATCTAAATTAAAAACAAAAATGATAACAGATGCTGTTAAAGCTATGAATAAGAAAGGTTATCATTTGTATGGAGGTTCTGGAGATAAAGATAAATTGCAATTTATTAAATATCATCCTGACTATAAGAAAGTTAATCTTGTTGCAAAAGGCTTTAATTCTAAAACAATGCCTGAAAGTATTTATAAACATGCAAAAAAAGAATATGGATTAAGTAAAAAAGAACATGACGATATGATGCGTTCTATAGTAGCTTATGGAGAAGCGTTAAATGAAGTTCCTATAGAAACTATGGCTAAAAATAAAGGAGACTTTATACAAAATGCTGTAAATGAAAATAAAAGAGCTCAAATATGGATGACGAATGGATTATCTGGAGATAAAGAGTTTATAAAAGACCCTAGTCAACATGGTGAAAATCTTCATTTGTCTAAAAATAATAACTTTAAAGCCGTTATGATAGATGTAGAAGGTAATTCGAAAGACTTGTTGAATGCATTAAATGTTAAATTACCTCAAGGAACAGATGGAGCTATATTAGGAACAACCGCTTCTATCAACGCTATGAATAAAGATGCTGGATTACCCCCTACTGGAAGCAACAAGTCATTTTTAATTCAACGGAATCCAGATGGTACTATATTAGGTAAGTATATGATTGTTGCTGTTCCTCCCAAGTATTCTAAGATGATGGAATCTTATAAAAATACTAATCCAGAACATGGAGCTGGTATTAACTTTTTGATGTATAAAAGTGGAATTAAACAAAAAGGATTGAAAAAAGCTGGAGATTATGAAGTTAAGAATGGAAAATTAGAGCTTATAGGAAATCCAGATGTATTTGAAATCAATCCATCATCATTTAAATACTCACAATCAGTATTAAATGATAATGCTATGATTGGATTAAGTGAAGTTGGTAATAGAGCTATTGGAGTAACTTTGATTAAACAGCTTATGACAAGTCAACATCCCGATATGTTTTCATCTGTACCTAAAGAAGTTATATCTGATATGTATAACGAAATAATGCAAAGAGCTCATGACGGAGACTCTATTGTAAATAATAAAGTAATGGATTTTTTAAACAATCCTAGTCCAAAATTAAAAAAAGAAATACTTGATAATTTTGAAGATATAGGTCTTCCTACTATATATTCTGCTTTAAAATCGAGAACTAAAGAGGGTAGAGAATTAGCTAAAGATTTAATGCAAAAGATAGTAAAGATTCATAAAGATAGTGTTGAAATGCTTAGACAATCTGGAGAAATATCTGGAGTTGAAGCTCAAGAACAATTACAAGAAGCTTTACAATTTACTTCAGCTGCTGATAAGTCATTAAAACTTATATCTTCAATTGAAGGTGCATATCCATTATATTTTGATAAAGGAGTTAAAAGATATGTTAATCAAGCATTAAGAAGATTTGTAGGTCAAAGAGTACTTACGCCTAAAGTTAAAAATGCAGGTGTATTCAGAATGAGACCTTATGATAAGTTTATGCAAATAGAGTTTCCAGAGTTTAATAATGATGCTTTAGCAATGAAGAAATATGGAGTAAAATCTGATGAAATATTTAGATTAGGAGATGTAGCAAGAGACATGCCTTTATTTACAACTATTAAAGGATATGAAAAAACAACTTTAGGTAAATTATGGGATGCTACAAAAGGCAAGAATGGACCAAGAACTAGTAATTTTTATAATAAAAATAAAGATAAAATTGAAGATGTTTTAGAAGCGTTAAGTGTAAGGGTTCCTCAAGACTCACCTTCAGGTGCTCAGGTTTTAAAATTTGTAGGCTTTACTGGAGTTAGAAACCATGAAGTATTGCTTCACAGCAGAGCTATGGAAGCTCAAGGTGGAGCTGACCTTGATGGTGATGAATCATTTATATATTTTGGTGGAAGAAATAAAGATGGCTCAGGTCAAGGTATGAAAAAAGAATGGAAGGATATGTTTAAAGCTCAGAAAAAAGAGTTTCATACTGAAGATGGAAAATCTATTAAAGATGCTAAAGACCAATATAGAGATAGAATTACACTTACTCCTGAAATAGCTAAAGAACAAGGATTAGACCCTAAATTTATACAAGAAGTCAATAGTAATTTTTATGCTAAATTTTCACCTGTTGTAAGAGCATTTACAGGTAGAAGAACAGCACAAAGTAGAGGTCAAATGGGACCCGTTGTTACTATGACAGCAAATTATAGGCAAGCTTGGTCTTCTATGCTTAATTCAGCAAATGGAAAAGATTTAGTAATGAAAACAGTAGTTGATTCTAATTTCTTTTCAAAGCATATATCAACAGCAAAGCTTTTATCAGGAAATGTTGTTAGAAAATTATACTTAGTTCCAAGAAATAAAAGCTCAGAACAAAGAGATTTAACTAAAGCTTTAATAAATTTTACTGCTGACCCTGCAAATGAAACTGGATTAATAGGCATAGGAGAAATGTCAAAACTTCTAAAAAAGGCTTATTTTAAAGAGAAAGTTATGTTTGAGTATAAAGGTCGAGAGTTTGAAGATACTCCCAAAAACAGGGCAAAATACGGCTTATCTGGCAAAGGGCTTAATGAAATGCTTAAAGTTTCTCATGAAATGGGCTTAAATGGGTCTTCGAAGTATAATTTTAATAGATACGACTTGGTTAGAAATATTAACTCTGCATTCTTTGGTAAAAATAGAGATGATAAAAGGATGTGGACTAATTATGAAATTCAAGAAATGATTCAAGACATCAACAAGTATAGTACTTCAGAGCATACTACTGCTATGTTTAAATTTGCAAATACTTTAAAAGGTTTTAATTTTCAAATATCTCCATTCGACTGGGTTAATGCTAGGTCATATAGAGATAGAATGTCTGAGTTTAATCAAGGTCTTAAAGATTCTTCTTTCCCTGAAAGTAAATTTAAAGATTTATTAAGCAGAACTAAAATAAGAGAAGGTAATAGCCCTCAAGTAGATTTTATTACATTAAATGATTTACATATAGAGAAAAATCAAAGAGCTTTAGCTACTGCGGAAATGAATAATAAAGGTTCTATTATTCAATTATTGAAAAATGCAACTAAAGGAAGACAGCAGAAAGTAAGCCCTGAATATATAGCTCAAATAGAAAAACTTATTGAGACTAAAGGGCCTTTAAATGCAATTAGAAAAATATTAAATGAAGCTGAAGATTATTTCTCTAATGCTCTTCATAATATGTCAACTTTAGATGTTATTGTTGACATATATAATAAAGCTGAAGCATCTGGTAATAAAATATCTAACGCTGAAATGGATAGATTGGTTAAAAGAGCTGATGAATTAAAACAAGATTATGCAGAAAAAGCAAAAGCAAGAAACAGACCTGATGTTCCAATTGAACCTGAGTCTATATCAGATTTAAAAAGTCAAACAGTCTTTGAAAAATTAAAAAGAAACGTTGCTAAAAGACAAGGAATAAGACTTTCTAAGAAAGTTAAAAAAGATTTACCAACTTTAAAAACTACTAGATTACAAGATTTAGGAAGTATAGACGCAAGAATTAAAAAGTTTAAAGATAGTCTTGAAAATACTTACTCTAAAGACATGTTTGATGCTTTAATTATAGGCTCTTTAAGACCTGCTACTCCTCAAAAATTGCAAAAATTTAAACAATTTAGAAGAAAACGTAATCAACTTGGTTTAGAAAAAGATATAGTACAATCAGTAGTTAAAGAAGGTTCAAGAACAAATCAAAGTCAATTATATTTAGATTCTAAAGAGATAGCTCCAAAGAGTATTATAAACTTTTTCAAAGTTAAGAATAAGTATTTCCTTGATGCCTATAAGCCCTATAAAAAACAAGATTTTGAAAATCTAGTTAAGAAAACTGAAAAAGAAATGGAAATAGTAGAACCTAATACTTCTATTGTTGAAGAAGGTAATTTTATTGAAAAATCACAGGGATTTAAAGGTATTAAAAAGGGTGATTTAGATGCAAAGCAATCTCAAGTTACCGCTGAATTAATAAATAATATTAAACTATATAATGCTCAAAATAAAGACATGAATGCATTATTGGCTGGTATCTATACAAGAATAGACCCTGAAAATTTACCTAAAAGCTTAAATCAAATGACAATAAGAGATTTTGAACTTATAAATAATTGGTTCAGATTTATTAAACAAGGAACACTTGAACAAAAGCTTAATAGAGCTTTAACTGATTTGGAAAAAGCTAAATTAAGTAAGATGGATTGGTATGAATTTCCTTTAACTACTAATAGAAAAATGATGAAATTTGATATGGTATTTCTACCTAAACAAGGATACTTTAGAGGTAAAGTAGGTGAAAAAGCTAAAGCTGGTATGGTTTTAAGACCCACTTATTATGGAGAAATCTTACAAGATACTATTGGAAAAGTACAAGATGCAGCTCAAGGTGAAGCTTTTAAACTGTCCAAGAAATTTACTGATGAAATTCAATATTTAAAACAAACTAATGTTGCTGAAGATGGCAATGCAATATGGAGAATGGCAGTTAGAAAACTTGAACTACCTCAAGGTTATAATATGGAACCTGCTAATAATATATATGATAAATTATTTAAAGAATCTAAGATTAATAATAATTGGAAAGAAATAAAAGACAAGCAATATATAGTTGATTTCGGTAAAGGTAAAGAAAGAACTAAAGTTAAAGGTAGTGATTTAATTGATATAACTATGAATAAGATTGATTCTTTCTTTAAAGGAATTCATCCTATTATAGCTGGTAAAGATATAACCTTAAAAGATGGAACTAAAGCTAAAGCCTGGGAAAAATATAGAAGAGGTTGGTATGATGAAGCTGAAACTCAACCTATATTAAACTATAAAGAATTTATAAAAGATGTTACTAAATCTATGGCTAAGGGCGAAGAGTTTACTATGGATTTAGGTATAGATGGTATGCGTCATATGGCAAGAGCTATGACTATTGACTTAATTCCAGCAAGTGAATACATAGGAACTGGTAAACATAATTTTGAAAAGATAATGAGTGCTAAAAAATACTTTAAATTAAGTCGTAAAGAGCAAAAAGATTGGAGACCTCATAAAGAAATTATAGCTGAAGCTTATAAAGATGTTATTATTGAGAATACTGGCGAAAGAAAAGGTTATTTCCCTCATTATTATCCAGAAACTAGTAAAATTAAAAAGATGAGAGATAATGAATTAGATATTTTAATGAAAGATACTAAAATGACTCGTCAAGAAAAAGAGTCTAAGTTAGCTGAAATTATGTTTAAATATAAAACAAGAACAGGTGATTGGGATTATGGTGATTATGCAGATTGGGCTCAAATGAGAGATACTATTCTTCCTGGAGCTATTAAACAAGTTGAGCAGAAAGTTAGTCAAGCTAGAGAAAAAACTAAAATTAAAACTATTGTTCCTAAAATGGCAAACCAGTTTAAAAGAGAAAATCATATTGGAGGTTGGGATATAGACCCTGTTAATGTACAAACTTATGTAAATAATGTTACCAATACTTATTTTAGACAGCTTGGTAATATATTAAATACTGTTACCCTTCATACTATGAAACAAAGATTAAGTAAAAAATGGGTTAAAGGTACTGAAGCTCAAAAAGAAGATGGTAGAAAATTAGCAAATGGATGGGTTCAATTTTGGAAACAATATGTTTCTGAGGCTATGGGTAATCCCACTATTGTATCTAAAGAATTATATAATGACCCTAATATGAAAATACAAGGCACTTTATATGGAGCATTTGCAGATAATTTAATGGCTAAAAAAGTAAATAAATTAAGAGAAAAGCTTAAAACAAGGAAAGATGCAAAAATAGAAAAATATTTTGCAGATTATTCTGAAACTACAGGTAAAGATGCTTATGATATGAGAAGATGGTCACAAGTTGAAGCTCAATGGGAACTTGCTACTTTAATGACACATCCCAAAACTCCTATTAATAATGTATTTGGAGGTACTTTACATACAGCTTCTTCAGCTAGTTTTACTAACCTTAGAAAAGCTAGAGATATTGAGTATTTGCAAAGAATTAATCCAAAATGGACAAGTCGTCAAAAAGTAACTGATTTTATGGAAGAAATAGGTGTTGGTCCAGAGTTACTTGCTCATGAGTATGGTTTGAATAAGCAATTTAAAGAAGGTGCTGCTCTTGAATTTACAAGAGAATTAGCTAAGAAATTTGGAGGAAGTAAAGATGCATCATTGAAAGATGTTTTGTCTTTAAAAAATAAGCATGGTGTGAGTAGAAAAATTATGGATAAAGCTGTTCTTTTCATGTCTAAACCTGAAAAAGCTTTAAGAAGAGATTCTTTTATGGCTCATTATATTAAAGCCTGGGAGCGTTTAAATGGTGCAGTAACTAATCCTTACGACCCTATACTTATTGAAATAGGCAAGCAAGGCGTAAAAGCTACTCAATTCTTATACTCTTCTGCTTATAGAATGCCTTTTGCTCGTTCAGGATTAGGCAAAATAATGTCTAGATTCCAATTGTGGTCATGGAATGCTATAAGATTTAGAAAAGATTTATTCCATGATGCTAAAATTTATGGATTTGATAAAAATTCTGATGCTGTTAATAAATTTAAAAGAACTATGGCTATAGATTCCTTTGTATTTGCATTATCTTCTATATTTATGTATTCATTATTCGACCAAATACTACCAGCTCCTTGGAATTATTTACAAGATACAGCACAATGGATGTTTGGTGATGAAAAAGAGCGAGAAAGAGCATTCTTTGGGACTTATCCTACTGCTATAGCTCCATTGGCTATGGTTACTCCTCCTATTGCAAGGCTTCCTATATCGGTTATTAGGGAATTTGCTGATGATGATTATAATAAATTAGCTGATTACTATATTTGGACTATGTTTCCATTTGGAAGAATGTTAAAAGATGTTGCTCATCCAGAGCAATCTATATTTAACAATCCAATGAGGATTCCTGAAAAAGTATTTGGATTTCCAATGACAGGATTAGCTAAAGAAGCTAAAAGAATTAAAGAATCTACTGAAAAAACTCCAACTCCAGGCTTAAAACAAACAAGCTATTAATTTTCTTTTAATTTTCTTTCTATTTCACTAAAAGGTTCAACAGTATAATGGTAATAACACTCCATATGCATTATAATACTTGCATCTTCATGAAAATATCCATCATTATCTAAAAAACCTCTTGATGCTTTATAGCAAGGAGCTGAAGTTGTTATCAACTCCTTGCATTTCTCACATTTAATCATATTCTTCTCTTATTATCTTTATCTTCAATCATCCCCCAGAGTAAGCATAAATATACTATCGCATCTGTTATTCGACCTCTAACATCTTCTCTCTGAGATTTGTGACCATTAACAAAAGAAGAAATTCCGTCTATATGTTTCAACAAGTAAACCATTAATACATTTTCTCTTGTTGATTTTATATAATCGGCTACTCTCTCGAAGTTAGCGAAGGAATTATTATCCTTCCTTGCGTACTCCTTCTGACCCGCTTCCCTCACCGTCTGTATTTCCTTGAAGATTTGGTTTATCAGGTTTTCCATTTCCTTTTGAGTCATTTTCCCTCTCCTGTTTTCTTTTTTCAATTTCCTTCTCTACGTATTTGTTGAAATCTTCCATATCCCCTTTCATCCTAATATACATACCTATTATATTGTCTAAATTCTGTAATATATTTCTATTTTGATTTACAGAATTCGTAATCAAGGACAATCTTTCATTCATTTCTACAATTACATTAGCCATTTCTTTTATTGTAGGCTTTTTCTTAAATTTCGCCATCTAGGCTCCTTTCCTTCATTTCTTTTTTATAGTTTTTACTTCCAAAACACTCTCTGTAAACACATTTTCTACATACAGGTTCTAAAATCGGAGGTACATATTTAGGCACATACTGCTGGTGCCTAAATCTGTATCCTCTTTGTATTTTACCTATGTCACAAACTGTGCATTTAAAGTATTTAGTCTCATCCAGTAATTGAACAAGTCTCGGTTTTGCTTTTTTTCTTTCTATACTGCTCATTCTCTTTCTTTAATTTAGCTGTATATCTTTTCATAGCTTTTTTTGAATCAGTTATTAAATTTTTTATAGTTCTAGTATTTATCGATACAGACTCTTCGTCTTTTACAATATATACTTTTTCAACCTTGTTATTAATATAAAACCTGATTCCCTCAAGAAGCTTAACACCAGTTAAAGTATCTCTTCCAACTACTTCTTCAATTATTTTTGAGATTGCTTCATAGTCTTCTCTTGACATAGTGCTAACTCCCTTCTTAAGAATTTTATTTCTTCATTGGCTTTATCAAGTTGAACTTGAAGATGCCGTCTTTTATCATATTCTGTTTTCAATGTCATCTTTGCCTCCTATATTCTTCAGGATTAATTCCTGATGGTTTTTAGGAAACCTTCCTGTTGGCCCTCCAGTCTTATATACTGGGAAGAGTCCCTTATTACCGCACACAAATAAGGGACAACTATCCACCCAGTAACCTTCTCTAAGCTCTGTTAACACGGAACAATATTTCTTGTTTCTTTTAAAAGCTGCCATGTATCTCTTTGATAGGTACTAATACTAATTCACTAGCCATATCATCTCCACCCATTATTATTTTAGCTTTATTTTCTTTAACAAGTTGTTTTAATCGTCTTTTTAAGGCTTTTACAGGCATAAGTATAATACTTTTAATTTCGCCCTTTAAAGTGAGTATTTGAGCCCACCATTCAGCTTCTGTAACAGATAAGCCGCTTTTATTGCCTTGATTCATTAGCTCTATAGCTATATTCCCTGTTTTTTTCCATTGGTCTCTTTCGGTTTTAATTTCTATCTTACCAATAGATAATATTCTTGCTAAACTATATTCAAATTCTTCACCAAATTTTAAATCAATATCAAATTTTGATGTATAATCTTTATTCCATTTAGCTGTGAAATTATCAATTCCACCATTGTTGCCACTCATTCAGTCTCCTTTGTCTATCTTGTTTGATTTTCTTTATTTCTTTGTCAGTCACTCTTTTTTGTTGACTAGCAATTAGTGTTCTCTTTTTTCTTTGCGAATCACTTGAAAGATTTTGTAAACTCATCTTTTTAGGTACAACTTTTCTCTTATGTTTTATCATTTCTTTCTCCTGCTTTTATATGAAAATAAAACATTCCCATATGAATTTGTCATTGCTGGTTTTTTATTTCTACCTTTATTTTTCTTAGGGTGTTTTTTAATCCAGTCTAACATTCTTTTCTTTTTCTTTTCACTCATTTTTTTCATATTTCTCCATATACTCTTTTTATTAGATTTCTAAGAGTTTTGCTATAAATTCTTTTAGCTTTTTTATCAAAATCTTTTACAGATTTATTACAATACATAAAAACATAATTTTCCTTATTACATCTTATTTCAATGTTGTACTTAGGATGAAACTTCCATGTAAAGTATTTTCTATATTTAGTTTTCATTTTTTCTCCAATTCTTCGGGGTAAGTAATAATTGACATTACGTTTCTAAACTGAATTTTGACATTAGTTATAAAAAAACACATACTTACCCCTAATTTTATGAGAGCCTCACATATTCCTTTGCCTTTCGCCGCCAGACTTATTTGTATGCTGTTGTTCCAGGACTTACAGGACCAGTTGTTGGCTCTCATTTGCTAATTAAAAGTCTCGGCTTGACATTTTTCTTAATACATATTTTCTTAAATCGTATTCTTGTCTATCAAGCCATTTTAATAATTTCCTAAAATTTCTATCTGTTAAAGGTCCTTTTCTTGTATTGCATCTTCCACATATCATTTGAAGGTTTTCAGGAGTAGAGTTACCACCCAAGCTGAGAGGAATAATATGGTCACATACCATATTATTAACAAGTAACTTAGAATTGCAATAATTACATTGTTTTCCATAAACTCTATATAATAATTCTCTAACTTCTTCAAGAGATATATTAAATTCAACTTCATATTCCTTACTCCTTCTTTTTAATGTAGACCTTAATGTAGAAGATTTTTTCATCAATCTATGGAATGTTTTTTTAGCGTACGTTCCATGGTTCTTTTTCAATTTTCTATTGAATTTTTTCTCCCAAATAGTCAACCTATTAGGGGACTTTCGCCCCCTTTTAGGTTTATAATACCGCTTCTTTTTATGCTCTTCCAGCTTCATAGTCATTTAACTTTATTTTAATATCACTCACTATTGATAAATTTAACTGAGCTTCAAATTTCCAAAACCCTATTACTAAACTAAACCCAGAAAATCTATCTTCCTTAGTTCTTACTATTCCTAGTTTAAACAAGCTTAATAATATAAAGATAAATCTATCTTCAAGCAAATGTATACTTATTAACCATCCTGGCATTACACCCTCCTTAATCTAAATGATGGAGTCCATTCAACTTCTGAATCAAATAGTTCTCCATCTGTGTTTTTAAATAACCTAACAGCTCTAGT